CCCCCCCATCTGGAACAAATGTGGTATTGTGTCTTCTCCCTTGCATCTTGCAAGAATAGATATCTCCATGTATCTTGCACATATGTTCTCCACGTTTAAGTCCTGCTTTTATGTATTCTTCTCGACACCCTGTCTTATCTTTTGTTCCTGCCTGTCCAGTTTTGCTGTATTGCAAGATTGGAATTTGGCATACTGGAACGTTCATTTCACAGCATTTTAAACGATACTCTATGTCATCTTCAAAGTCCCCTTGAAAGACTTCTGGACATATTTGCAAATCGAGAGCAAAAAAGCTATAGCAATATCTTTCTGATAGGCTTAATTTTTCGTCAGATGCAAGTGCTGATAGCTGGCAGCCTACCATTCCTGCATTTGTATTTTTTAGCACACATACAAGCATATCTATAGCATCATCCATTAAATCATTTGTGCTACTGTTAGTTTTTCTATATTTTGCATATATGCCATTTTTCTTATAGCGATAATGCAGTTCAATATGTTCTATATTATCATCAAGCTGTATTAAATATTTATAGCCATGTTCTTTTGCGTACTTAATAGCATAGCTGCGGTTCATCGGTGCATACCATGCATTTTCACTGTTTTTGATATTATCAATGTACCATTTTCTGTATTCTTCTGGTACATTGATAATTTCCCAGTCGGTTACATAGCCCTCTGAATTGTTAGATATAATAACTTTATCATAATCAATTTTTATTTTTTCTGTTGGTCTGCTTTTTGATGTACCTGGTCGTTTCCCTGATATCTCAGCCACCAGAATTTTCGGTACTTCCTCCATCTCCTGTCATTTCCTCCCATACTTTCTTAATTTTTTCTATTTTCCCTTTATCATCGGACTGAAACTTTATTTCATATTGTACCCCGAACTCATTTTCGTTTACTACGTCAAGTTCATCTTCTTTTAAAATTTCTCCGATGTCTCCATCATCAAAGCCTGTGAAAATGTCACCACCTATATCAGTCAATTCTTCCAGAAGTAACTTGTTATCCCATATACTGTAATCAGATACTTTATTATCTGCCAACCGAAAAGCCTTGATCTGCTTTGGAGTAAGATCATCTGCAATAATGCATGGGACTGTCTCTAGCCCAAGCTGTTGTGCTGCCTTGTATCTTGTGTGTCCTGCTACAATCACGTTTTTCTTATCAATGATAATTGGAACTTTAAAGCCAAATTCCTTGATGCTATTTGCCACATACGGCACTGCATTATCATTCATTCTTGGATTCTTTTCATATGGTTTCAAATCCGTGATTTTTAAATCCTTGATTTCCATTCCTTCTCCTTTCTAATACAAGAAAAGCCGCCTTTCCAGACGGCTATGCACCCTGAGGGTGTGGCGAACCAGAATTGCACTGGGGGAGTGTATCAACTCAGCCACTTTTACCGCCTGTGGCTTATAGGAGGTGTATAGAGTCGTCAACAGCTTTCTCCGTACTCCCATATTGTAGAACTAATTTTGATTGATGTTGTGCCAACTTTTAGAATCCTGCATTTTTTCCAACGGAGTTTACGAAATCTATTTTCCACCGCTGAATTGTGCGCTCCGAGAAGCTTAATATCATTGATACCTTAGGCACGCTGTAGCCCTCAAAGAATAACAGCTCTATAGCTTGCAGCCTATCTCTGTAATTCCCATGCTTTATTGCAGTTTCTTTTACAGCCTGCTCCATTGCCTTTTCTATCAACTTTCCTTGCCGCGTATTGGGTGTAGCCCTTGCATAGTGGTTAATCATTCCCAGTACTATGTTGTACCACCAGTTCTTATAGCGTGATGTGTTCAATCATCATCACCACCTGCTGCACACAATGCAAAAACGATAGTTACAATGATTCCTGTAAATACTCCTGCTACAAATACTGCAATTTCCATGTTTAATCCTCCTTCAGTTTTTCTTTTCCTTCCGTACCCGTTCCACCTGATATAAAAATCTGCGATACGGCATATCGCACTGCCTTGCACCTTCTGCTATCGGGATTCTTCCGCTATCCACTTTTGCGAAAATTTCATAAAAATTATCTGGAAGAGGGCAATGTGGAGAGCTTTTTTTACTTTCTTCTCTGGCTTTAAGCTGCTCATTTGCATATTTTGTAAATGTTGCCTGTGATACTTTACATCTCTCAGCAGCATCTACTCCGCTTAACTTGCCATCTCTCCATTTCTGATAATTTTCTTCAAAATTTTCAATTTCAAGTTTCTTTCTGTTTCTGGAATATCCTGTGTGCTTTTCTCCTCTGGCTTTTATCTGCTCGTATGCGTACTTTTCAAAAGTTACTGCTGCTACCCCGATTATCTTTGCCCCTTCTGCGGTTGTAAGCTTTCCATCTCTCCACTGTGTATAGATTTCTTCTGGCAGCTCTGCCTTGCGTTTAAATACCTGCTTTGATTTTCTCTTTGTGCGCTCTCTGGTCTTTGCTCCATTTTCTGGAGATTTTGTGGCTTCTGCTCCATTTTTCCGCATTTCTGGTTTTTCCCAGTGCAACCAGTTCTTGTACATGGGGCGATTCTCATATTTCTTTCCCCACAGCCCTAGATCCATGTTGTGAGCACGAACATCTGCTACAGCCGCGGCTTCCTCTCGTGTAGCAAATAATCTTGTGCCTATGTCGCTCTTTTTCCAATAGAATAAGTTATTGGCATTGTCGCCCACCTCTCTGTGCAAGCACACAGATACGCAGCCTAGCCCACCACTTTTCCACTTGTACGGAGATTTCACAACGCTCTCCACTACCTCAAGCCCGTAATTTCTAAAACCTTCCAGTCCCTTATATCTCATCGTGTAATCGCTTGTGTAGTACTCACATACACAGTATACTTTGTCTCCAATTTTTGGATTCCACTCTCTTTCTGCCATTTCTTACCTCCTGTAATTCTTCCCAAAAATCGCTTTAAAATCTTCATTGGGATATTTTCTTTCAAATGCCTTTTGTCCTTCTTCATGCAGCTTTTCCGCTGCTTCTTTACAAAAATGTACACCGCAGGGCGGCTCGTTGTGGTGGCTATGGCACAGCCAAACCTTTAAGCCATACTTCTCGGATAGCTTTCTGTTTGCCGTCCCTCCGAAGATGTGGTGCATTTCAAGCCCTGTATCTGGTAGGGACATTTCTGCCCCTACCAGTTCTCGGCAGACATAGCACTCTTTTTTTGTCTGCATTATACTTTTCATTTTCCCCTAGTTTGCTGAGTCTGCATCAATCAGTCGCATCCTCTTCCTCCTCCCAGTAAAGTCTCTGTCCGCAGTTATCGCAATATTTTGTCGCCATTGGAATAACTGCGATGAGCTGTTTGCAGCATTCGCATCTATAGATATCTGATACATAATTCCCCTTTTTAATTCTAGCTGGTTTCATTGGAATTGTTTTTTCGATTGCTTTAATCGCAATTTCGCATGTAGCCTCATGTTTAAAATACTCAATCGCTTGTGCTTTTAATCCATCTTTTAAACACTGCTTTCCCAACTCGTTTTCTGCCTCTCCGATATCCTTCAAAATGTCAAATACCTCATCGGAATCCATCTCAAATTTAATTTGTTCATCCATTTTCCCATTCCTCCTTATACACTAAACGACTCACAGACGCCTATTTCTTCCCTCTAAAGTCTGCACATGCAATAGCTCCTGCAACAGCAAATACACCTGCTGCAACCAGAGTTAACGCATCTCCTGTAGCAATTCCGCAAACAACTAAGTATGCTGTAACTAAATAGTTAATCATTTAATCCTCCTTATTCAACTTAATTTTTTTGATAAATTTGTTTAAAAAGATGTTCTAACACTGGGACTACAATTGAGTTTCCTGCCATCTTATATAGTTGTGTCTTTGAGATACCATTTTTCACAAGTAGCTCATAATCTGAGTCAGAAAAGCCCATCAATCTAAAATATTCTTTTGGTGTAAGTTTGCGGTATTTTTTATTTGCGTCATATACTTTCACTTCTCGTCCCCCCCTGACACAGTATTAAGTGTCGGTGCTAACCCATCTGGCGAATAGACTCTATTTGATTGGTCGTTCCCATAGTAATTTAAATCAGCTATTTGAATCATCTTCATACGCTCACCACCTTTGGGTCGCACTTGTCTCTCGATAGTAGAGTTGTGCAAATCCCCCCCCTGTTTACCATTTGCCCCGAATGCTTAGCATTATGTTCTATAACTTTCTGAGTTTTTTGAGGGGACAAATAAAATTCTTTCGGGACTTCTGTATCCAGAAAATCTCCCATGCACTTCTCAAGCGAAATCGCATCTGGGAATTGAAAAGTCTGTTCATCTACATCCTTTCGAATTGAAACAATAAAAATTCTTTCTCGATTCTGCGGCATCCCGTAATCTGATGCATTTAAAATTTTCCAGTAACTGTTATAGCCTGCGTTATCCAAGCTCTGCAACACTGCGGTGAAATTAGTTTCCATGTTTTTGCTAGTGAGATTTTTTACGTTCTCGGCAATGGCGATTCTCGGCTTGCAATGTTCTATTATGCGCAATGCATCAAAGAATAGTCCACTTCTGGTTTTTGTGCCTTTCTCATCTAAGAACCCTTTTCTATTCCCTGCAATCGAGATATCCTGGCACGGGAAGCCATACGTTATGAGATCAATATTTTCTGGCAATTTGCTTTCATCAATCTTTGTGATATCTCCAAGATTTAAACTCTCTGGGATATTATGTAACAACGAATAAGCTTTACTTGCAAATTTATCAACTTCGCAGTATGCAATTAACTCATATGGCACACCAAGATTTTCTAAAGCTTTTTCAAATGCTCCGATGCCTGAAAATAAGCTAAGATACTTTATCATCATTTTGCAATCCTTTCTCGGATACGGCTTGCGGCAGTCTCTGCATACCCTTCTGTTCTCTGATCCGTTCCGATATACCTCATACCGTTCTGAATTGCCTCAATCTGCAATCTTTCCTCTGAGTATGTTGGTATCTGATAATGGTTCACTCTTAGCTGCCCTGGTAACTGCAAATTTTCTCGCGCCTGCTGTACATATCTGCCATGCACCTCTCGAAAGGCGATTCTATCACCCTCTAAGTTCTGGCTATGGCAGAGATTTTTCCAACCCAAACACTTTACAACCTCTTTTGTAATCGGACTCAGACTCTCAATAGCCTCATCCTCTCGCATATATCCATACTTGTGCATCGCTGTCAGCCACTCAGCCCATCCCTGCTCCCAGTCAGGGAGTGCTGCCGCTTGCTGAGTGAAGCAACGCTTGCGGATATCTGCGATTGTAGGGGGGAAATGCTCCTCCATGATATACCGCTTTGCCGCGTCCTCAACCTGCTGCATCGGGATATCCTGTAACATCTGATACCACAAAGAAATAGCCGCCTTAGAATCCAAAAAACCCTTGGTTGGATAGGCTGTTTGAAGGGCTGCTACCACCTGCGCCCACATTGCTTTCTGTTGATTCTCTGAACCATTCTTGTACAGCATCTAATTTATCTCCTTTCTTCAATGGGGTGTCCTTCTGCACCCAAGTATTGTAATTTCCTTCCCACACCTTGATAAAATTGTTTGGCAATACAAACCAGTCAAAGGTTATCATCCATCCCTTTTTGTTATCACCACATAAAAAGCTGCTTGATCTGATATTTTCAATGGCTTTCAATACCGCTTCTTTGCCATATTGTTTAAGCCGTGCTTTTAAGTTGCCATATCGCTTACTGGATGGAACAATCTTGTAAACCTCTGCAATTCCCATAGTTCCAAGCGTATTCCATGCTTGGATAATCTCCTCTATATCAGCAGTACCGACATCTTGTGTCGGTGAATCCGTTACATTTGGAACGGATTGACCCTTTGCCTCTACCTCTTCTCTATCCTCTGTATTTGTCTTTTTCTCTTTATTTCTCTCTTTACTCTTCTCTTTCTCTATCTCTGTGTTACAGGTTGTTACATCCGCGTTGCACTCCGTTACATCCGCGTTACATTGTAACGCTTTTCTGCTTCTGTAAGCTCTTACACGTGCTGCACTGGGGTCTTCTGAGCCTGTCAGATTCGTGCATTCTGGCAAAATATACTCATTATCTGCACATTCCTGCATCAATCCTTGTGCAATTAGGAACTGAATTGTTATTTTTACGTTGTCTGGCTCTTCGTCCAGATCAAGTGCAAGCTCATCACAGAAATCATCTTCCACTCCCTCAAAGAAAAGCTTTCCTTCCTGCTTGAGTGCCAGCAAAAGCATTTTAAGGTAAATTACTGTGTAGGTATCTCCTCCTGCAATTCTTCTCAGCTTTTTGATAGCCTTCTGTCTGAAAAAATCTTCTGGCAATTTCAGCCAATAATATCTTTTTGCCATCCGTTTATTCCTCCTCTGCCTGCATCACCTGCAAGCCACAGCAAGGGCAGGTTACGGTATTGTATTTAGTATTCTTCGCAAAAGTCGTTTTGTACTCACTCGGTTCTGCATCAAAAATACTTTCACAATACTGGCATGTGAAGCGCTTCACTTTTAATTTACGGTTGCCATACTTAATAATCTTCATTCTTTGCTCCTTTCTTGCCCCTCTGCAATGCCTTTTAGCTTTTTGATGTGCTTTAGGCTATAAGTTATCACCTAAAACCTCAAATCGCTTTAAAAGGCATCTACAAGGGGGTTAAACGCTATCAATAATCTTTCATGTTGTTGCTGCCCTTCCAGATAGCAAGCATCCTCTCTAATTCTTCGGGTGTGATGGTATCAATGCCCAATGACTCTGCGTCCGATACCGTGCCATGTATCAAATCACTCATTTCTTTGGTGTTGTAGGTGGATGAACCAAAATAGCATCGCACTATATAACTTTCTCCCTCTGCGCTCAAAATCTCAGTGTATCGAAACTTATCCTTTAAAATTTCAAGTGCCTGGGCGGTTGCTCTCAGGTCTGCAAAAACTCCATACTTTGAGAGCTGCAAGAGGTAGATTGTCCACTTGTCTGAGCCTAGACGTTTCGCCATCTTATCGCACAGCACCCAAAAGTATGCGTTGGCATCCAAGCTTCGCTTGCTGCGGTGCTTTTCTGCAGTGATATCAAGCTTTTCTACATCTTTGATTTCTTCCACCTCTCGCAGAGCTTTTTCTTTCTCGGATACAGAAAAGGTGATTTTTAGTTTGCCATTTAGTGATAGGCTCATGCCATCAAACTTTCCAGAAACTACCACTGTTCAACCTCAATCTGCGTTGGTGCAAAAACTAACCTTACTCCTTTCGTGCTCATCTGCGTAACGATTTTGTAAAATGCTTTTGCACAATCTCTTTCACTATCATATTCTGCCACAGTCGCTTCGTTGTGTTCGGTTCCAATGTATAAGCGGTTTTTGACGTAATAGATGCACGAAAAATTATCAACGCTGTAAGCTTTGTGTCTTGATAAATCCACTAAAAGCATTTTTTAAACCTCCTTTAATTGAATGGTAAACCTTCATCTTCTACACCATCAGGAATATTCATCCACCCGTCCTTGTGCTGACTTGGTGGTGTGTTCTTCTGTGCCTCTGCCATAACTGGGTGTGGCACTGGTGAATCGCCCTCACTTCTCTTCTCACAGAAATAATTTTCCTCTGCTACAACCTCGGTTGTATAGACCTTCTGCCCCTCACGGTTGGTATAACTTCCCGTCTGAATACGACCCACAACAACAATCTTCATTCCTTGGTGCAGATACTTCTCTGCGAACTCGCCACTCTTTCCAAATGCTGTGCAGCTGATAAAGTCTGCTGACTGCTCGCCCTGCTTGCTACCTCTGCGGTCTACTGCCAGTGTATATCTGGCAATTGCAAGGGGCTGTGCGCCCTGCGTGTATCTCACTTCTGGATCACGGGTAAGTCTACCCATTAAAATAACTTTATTCATTTTCGTCCTCCTCAAATTCTTCATCTGTGCCAATAAGTGCCGCGCTATCTGCGCCATTCTCGGTTTCAACTTCCTCAGTGATACTTTCCTCACCCTTAGGACGTTTTCCCATTCTGTACTCGTACAGAGGGCATTTTGTGCAGGTACAGAGGCGAATCTCGATAAACTGCCCTGCTGTGCAATCCATGCACTTAGCACGGATTGCTTTCAATGGTGTCAACTTTGCCATTATTTTTCCTCCTTCGTTTTTGAAGCTTTTAATCTAGCCTTGCAATTGTAAAACTGATTCATAGACATTTCTTTCAGGTTTGCGATATGGTATGCTTCACAAATCTGCGACTCTGCGACTCCAGTTCTCGCAAGCTCTGCCTTGATAATGTTGATTTCTGTTTCTTCAACAAGAATTGGTGTTGGTCGGCTCGTTCCTGTTTTTGTCGCTCGCTGGGCGACATCTTGAATCGCAATGGCTCCCATCCTGTAAACTTCTATGCCCTTACCATTTGCAATGCTTAATGCCGTAATTTTGCCATTTTCGACCTGCATTTTTTTTACTTTGAAACGCTCGTTGCAGATCAACTTGCCTGTTATCTGTCCAGTACAAGCCTGCACATCAATTTCCACTTTGTCGGCAGGAATCCAGATAAACGGGGCTGTATATAACTCGCGACCAATCCCCCAACAGAAACACGCTCTTTTAAAAGCATCAGAAGCTTGTCCCTTTTCCTTCTCGGTGTAGCTCTCTACACCTACATCCTGCTTCCAAATCCATTCGCGCTCCTGCGAATCTTCATGTAATGTGCGGATTCCAACACTGCAAAAGAGGTTGCCGCCAATGATCTCGTATTTCTTCTGCCAGTTATCAGCTCCTACGGTATCATCTAAGATATTCTGATCTACTCTTGCATCTTTATACAGCAGGAGTGATACACCACTTTTCTTTACGGTTGCGATGCGCACTTCCACATCATCCGCTGTCAATGCTCTAAATTTCATCTGCTCCATTTTCCTTTCTTTCTCTTCCCCTGCTTTCGCTGCTCCGTGAGGTTTTTCAGCAGGTTAGCATTTGCCATCCGTACTCTGGCAATTTCCCAAAGAGTACCGTTAAGCTCACACAATACTCTAACCATAGCAGTAGCTACATCTACTACAATTTTTATGATTTCTGGCATTGCTTTCTCAAGGAAGTACTGCTTCGGGTTCATGCCGTGAAGCTTCCTGAACTGCTTCTTTCTCTGTCTTTTATTCATTGCCTATACTCCTAGAATGATATATTTAAGTGATCCAGCCCCTTTACTTGATCTGAATATTATTTGTGGTAACGAGTGTTGCACCATCAATGGAAGTACCTGCCTTTAATGCCTTTTTAATTGCCACCTTATTAGGCTCTGGCTCTTTGTAGGTAAGGTACTCATCAGGCAGGAATGCCCCTGCATTGATCTGGACGCTTTCCGACTTTCTCCAACCAATGGCAACCTTGCTTGTCTTGATCTTCTCGCCCCCTGCGGAATCCATAGACGCTGCAATGTACTTTTTGATACCCTCTGCCTTTTTTTCTGCTGCCGCCTGACGTGCTGCAAGGCGCATCTTCTCGGCTTTCAAAGCTTCTGCCTCTGCCGAAAGATTCTTGTAAAACAATGCCAGATTCTCAAGTTTCTCCTCTCGCTGCATTCCAAGCTGTTCAAGCTCCTGCAATGCATCCTCGTTGATGATCTCTCCTGTGTCAGGGTCTACTGCTGCGCCCCATGCCTGCTCAATCTGTGAATTGATTTCGTACAGTGAAAATGCCATTACTCTTCTACCTCGCTTCCCTCTTCTGCCTCTGCTTCTGCTTTCTCTTCTGCCTCCGCTTCTGCTTCTGCTTCTGCTTTCTTTTCACCCTCTCTTACTGCCTCTGACATCAAGCTGTAAAGATGATTTGCATCATGCAAATATGCTTCTGCTTGTTCGTAATCTGAATGGTTCATCGCAAAGCTAGCAGCATCAGTAAGATATCTGCGAAGCTTTGCAATTAACTTTTGGTCTGCAACATCAAGGCTAAAATGCATCTTGCCATCTATTCCTTCAAAAACATATCCTGAAACGCTACTCATTTTTTTATCCTCCTTATTTTGAGCCAAAGTATAATGCTATTGCCATACCGCCAAAGATAACGCATCCAAGAATCAGGTCTGAGATGCCCTTAGCGATTGCATCAAGAATTTTTTCACGCTTCGCTTCCTTCTCAAGTCGTGCTTTGAATCCTCTTGAAATCTGGCACTGTAATGCTCTCTCTGCATTACTTACAAGCTTTTCTGCTTCTAGTGTGGGTTGCCAAATCACCTTCATTTTGCTTCCCTCTTCGCCTGGCGCATTACTTCAAGTCTTGCTGCATCTGCCATACCTGAGGTATAACCAAGCAAGAATGTTCTATAGCTGCTCGGCAGGGTTGCCGCCTCAGTGATGATAAGTGGCAATGCCTCACGCTGCTTGTCGCTGAAATACTCTTTAATCTCGTTTAACATCATTTTGCCCTCCTTTAAAATAATCTCTGCTGTGCGTTGGCTGCCGTGATCTGCTCCTCAAGTACTGTCGGGAGCTGATAGCAGTCAATGAAATCATGTACATCTGCAATATACTTACGCTTGATACTCTTGTAGGTACTTACACAGCCATACTCTCTTTTCAACTGGCTGTAAATGTCCTTATACACTTGGCTTCTGATGCTGCCGTCTGCGTATGCTTCGCTGTCCTTACCACCTAAGCACTGCACTCCCTTGCGCTTTACGTGCTGCTGTACCTCATCAATCTCACATCCATACAGCGGCATATCTGTTTTTAGCTCCGTAACCTCTTCGCTGAGGTGTGTAACCTGCTGCGCAAGCTCTGTTGTGCCAGTAGCAAGCAATCTAATCTGTTCAAAGGTGTTCAACGGCTCTGCTGCCTGATCTGGTTTCTGGTAACTTCCAGTCTTACGGATTGATGGAAGTACCTCGGACGTTACCCAGTCTGTAAAACGTTCTGCGCTTTCCTTACGGCTCTGGAAGATGGTCTTGTAGAGGTTGGCTTCATTGACAAAAAGCATTGACATTTTCTGAATAGATGGTGTTCCATCTGATTTAAGTCCTGTGCGTACCCCTACCTCATTAGTAATGATACCGGCTTCATTGAGTCTGGTTTTGATTTGGCTCGGATTGTTGATCAACAGTGCCTTGCATACGTCACTCAGGCAAAACCACGGCTCACCGTTGATAATCTCTGTTCTGATATCTCCAAATTCTGAATTATGAAAAATCTTCATTGCGTTTGATTCCATCGTTTCCTCCTCCTTGATTTCTTCATGCTCTTCTAGTTCCTGCTTTACTTCTTCCATCAAAATAGGTTCTTTGGCGGTATAGCTATTAGCTTTGGCAAGCGGAATGCTTGTATTATCTGAATGCTCATTGGCTTCAATTTCAAGTGGTTTCTCTTCTACTGGCTTTTCCTCTGCCTGTGGTTTCATAGCATTGCACATTATGCCAACCCATTCTAAGAAATTAGACAAGCTTTCTTCCTCTAATTTGCTGCGCTTGCACAAATTGCTTATGCCAGCAACATTTATAACATTGATGCAGCGCATACCTCTCATTGATTCATGTACAATCTGTTTTAAGTTTTCTTCCCCTGCATAGCGATTAGCGTATGTACTGCCATATCGCTTAAATCCCAATGCATTGCAAATATCAGTTGCGTAAAAATATACGTTTTCACCAATTAACATTGCTCTAACTTTCCAGAAAATCGGGTGATAGAAAACCTTAAAATCTCCTGCACCGTTTTCATATCCCTGCTGTTCATCTTTGCAAAAAGGTAAATATCTCGTTCCAGTGAACGATTCTTCTAAAAACATGACATTGTAGTTGATTCTCTCTGCTACACTCATAAGTAAATTACTAGTCTTTGCCTGTGCCTTCTCACACAAATTCCTTACTCCATCAAGGTCAATTAGGTTTGCTTTCTTCAAGCCATTCTTAATCTGCTTGATATGCTCTTTTCCTGCATATCTCTGTGTATATGTGCCTGTCCATGTGCCTTTTCCGAGGATTCTGCAAACGTCAGCGGCATAGAAATATGTTTTAGACGTTATCAGTTCAACTCTGATTCTTCCAAACTCTTCGTTTGTGTACTCTAACATGTGTGCTCCTTTCTTGTGCATTCCAATAGTTACAAGGTTCGCGCAAACCTGATCACTCCGCGCAGGAGTCGAACCTGCATTACCCAAAGGGTAATCCGTGCGGAGCTGTAATTTAGTTAAATTTCAAGGTATTCATATTCTTCAAGTGCTGCATCAATTTCCACCTGATCAAGTGCCTCATCATGATAGATTGTGTGGCTTCCTATTGTGATCTCGCGAATTATGCAGACATGAAGGGATTCATCAATAGTATAATGTGCTCCTGTTCCAACTCCTGCATATTCGTATAGCAAAGAACATAATGCATTGATCTCGCCAACATTCCAAGCTGTAGCTACACTAGTCGGGAAAAGAGTGTCAGGCATTCTACAAACTATATTGGAAATCTTATGGATAATATCTGTTACTTTCATTTCTTACCTCCAACCTTGTATTTCATCAGTAGATACTTATAGCCATCAATGATTCTCTGGATATCTTCACTATTTCTTTCTTGCCCTCTGGCTGCCTTTTCTTTCATCCACTCTGGCTCTACACCAGAATATGTAACTTCCGACACTAGATCACAATCGTCTGACGGCATGAAATACTGCACAAATGTCTTGCACCTGCAGTAACCTTCAAGGCACAACGTTAATCTGGTAATTTTGTCCATGATCTCAGTGAAATCATACGGAACATGCTTTCTTGGCTTGTATAATCTGATGATCTTACCGTCTGTAAGCTCTACAATGTAGCCGCATCTTCTTTTTGAAAACTCCTGCATTTCTCTGCTACACGGATATACCTCGGTCTTGATGATCTGCATGTACTTCTTTCTCAGCTCCTTCTGTGTCATTCCTCTGCACCTCCTAAAGCTCTCTTATACTGCTTGATCATTGCTTGATATCCTGCGATAATACGCTTTATGTCTCTCTTCCAGAGCTTGGACACCCTCTGCGGTTGCTTGAGCATCCATTTTGGCTCACTTCCTGCTCTGTAGTACACCACTGTAACCAATTTACAGTTATCTGGTGTATCTTTGTAAGCCACAAATGCCCTATACTTATATACCCCTTTAAGGCACTTTCTCAAGGTTTCTATGTACTCCTCGAAGTAGTACACATCGCCTAAACACGTTGGTTTTTCAATGCTTGTAATTCTCTCGCCCGAAAGCTCAATAAGATAGTCGTCCAAATTGATAACATAATCTTGCATAGCCTCGCTGTTTGGGTATACTTCGTTTCTGATGATCCACTCAAATTTTGATCTTAACTCTTTGTCTGTCATTACGGCATCTTCCTTTCTAAGCTATATCTCTTTGATTTTTTACATTTAAATGCATATTGTTCAGAACTAGAATACCAACCTGCCTCAACACGTGCACATCCCATCTGAGTAGCGCAATAGCAAAACATATTCATGCTAATTTGGTCATATCTCCACATTTTGCTTACTTTGTCATGCATTCGTCTATACAAACATGATTCTGTATACTGTGTGTTTGTGTTAAATGCTCCCTGCCTATAGATTTTAAGAATTTTTCTTACCTCTACAATTGTAGGGCTAAGACATTCGAGTTTCCAGAGTGGCGCGTGATGCCATTCTGGATTGCAAATGGCTGCTAACTGCTTTTCTCCACACGAAAAATCAATTCTTTCCATGATTTTTCTCCTTTCTGTGCTGATTATCTGGTAACTGCGCTACAAAAGTTCGGTTAACCTTTGCGTTCAGCGCATTTTCTATTTCTTTGATTTCGTCTTGCAATTTGGCAGTTGCTAGCTTTTCAGCACTATCCCTGTCATAGGTTTCAATAATGCAGCCTGCTACCAATTGCCAGCCTACGTAAAAATGTACCGTGTATTTATGCACCCACATCCTCCTTCTTCTTTCTGCTCACCTCGATGCTCTCAAGCCGCATTCCATGCTCTCTCAGCCAGATTCTATACAACTCACTCAGCACATTGTGCGCTATGCTGTCCTGATCTGCTTGTGGTAGCTCTCTGAGGTTTTCTGCTTCATGTCCGTTAACTACAACCATATTGCCCCCTCTGCCCGTCTTGCCGTTAGCTCAGCATTGGTTACTTGCTTTCATAGATTTTTCTTCGTTTCAAGTAGTTCCATACCTTCTCGCGGTTCTTGCTACCTCTCTGCAACATCTGTCTTGCTGTTTTCGCGTCCATGTTGATAAGCCTTGCAAGCGTTTTGGCTGCGTCCATGTACTTTTTCCACTCTTTCTCGTATGCCTTACTACTTGCCGCTTCAAGCTCTGCGTTCAATGGATCTTTGCCCCATGCGTCATCCGCTTTGTCGCTTTCCTCTTCCAACTTCTCAAGCTCTGTAAGCTGCTCTTCGAGTAGCTCAAGCCCTACACCTGCAACCGTCTCAGCAATCTCTTTCTGCTCATCTTCGCTGTAGTCCTGCTCTGGCTTGAAGTCGATATATGTTACTTCCCTGTCGGCTTCCTCTGGTGTAGGTTCATCTGTGGTTTCCTCTGCAACATCTTCTGCCTTAGTGGTTGAAAGATAATGCTTATAAGGCACACCGTAGTAGTATTCAAACTCATCAAATGTGCAGTTAAAAGTTTCTATACAAGCATTAACGCTGCTTTTCAAAGATGAGATTCGATTTGTGCATGGCTCTACACCTCTACACTCAAGTGTCATTGTGTTAACGTCAAAATCGAAGGTTGCTTTAAATAACCACTCATCCTTTGCAAAATCGGTATAAACTGTAACGGTTCTGGTATTGGAGAAGTTTCCCATGCTGATTCTCACATAGGAAATAATTGTCTTGTCAACCTCCTGCAATCCCTCTGCAAGTCTGTTCAGTTCTCTCTTGATTGTTTCATCCTTCCATGTTCTCATATCTTTGTTTTCCTTTCTGTCAAGTTTCTATCTAACTTGTGAGTTTATAATAGCACATCACTACTAACATGTCAATAGTTTTTTAGAAAAAAGTTTAATTATTTTATTGACTTGTTAGAATTTGTAAGATATACTATATAATGTAAGGAGGTGTCTTTATGCAAGAAATGAAAGACAGAATAGTTTCTATAAGAAAAGAAAGTGGATTAACACAAGAAGAGTTCGGAAAAGAACTAAATCTATCACAAAACTATGTGTGGATGCTAGAAAGTGGAAAGCGTGCCCCAAGTGCAAGGACGATTATAGACTTGTGCAAGAAGTTTCAAATTAGTGAAGAGTGGTTACGCACTGGCGAAGGGGAAATGAAAGCTCCGATGACAAAGCAAGCTGAGATAGCTAATATCACAGCGCAACTTTTCCATAAGGAAGAAACCGACCCAGAGACTTATAACTTTCTGGTGGAGCTTAACAAGTATCTTTTGCAGTTGGATGAAACCCAAATGCAAGCCGTGTTGGACATGATCAGGAAGCTAAATGCAGCGATCAGTAAGGGTGATAAGTAAAAAGCATATTACCGACAGCAATAAAAAGGCAAAAAAAGAAAGCAGGGACTCAAAAAAGTCCTTGCTTTTTTTATTCATCGCCCTTATAGTTAGGGCTGTAAAGGATTCGCACATCTTTTATACCTTTCTCTGATGTGAGATATTCACAAATGAGTACCTTTATCCTTTCTGTCTGCCCCTCGTGTTTACCTTTCGGCACGAGGGGTGTTGTATACAAGAGCGTTCAAAAAATCCCCCGTATTTAGGAAGCCAAAGTTAATCTGGTTTCCTTTTTTTATTAGTCTTTTCCTTAATCTATATAAGCTATCTATTTACTTTCAAAAGGGAATGTGATATAATAAGAAGAGAAGGGAGGTGAAAAAATGGAAATCGGGGATAGAATTTTGCAGATATTGAAGATGAAGGGGATGAAGCAGGCAGGATTGGCACGAACTTTGCACATTTCAGAGTCAGCAGTATCTAACATGTGCAGTGGAAAAAGCAAGCCAAGCACGCAGAGTATCACGCTGATCTGCGAGAGATTCGGCATCCGTGAGGAGTGGTTGAGAACCGGAAAGGGCGCGATGCAGGTTACATCATGTGCGGAAGTCTCCAACATCGCAAGCCAACTGAGACAACTTGATCCTACATCAAGCCGCTATCAAGTTGCAATTGAGGCTGTACAGTACGTCTTGCAGCTCTCAGAGGATCAAGCGCAGAGTTTTGGGGGCATACTGGGCAACCTCAAAGAACTCAAACAAGCTACATCCTAAGTAAAATTTCATAAATCAACAGCAATACATCTTCGCTTTGTGTTTGCAACATATCGGTTATCTTTTTAATCAACATCTTTTTCATTTACAGCTCCTTTCTGGACACGTTTAAGCGTGCGGTAAATGGCTAACAGGGTGACAAGATCAAAGGTTTGCAGTAGGTTAGATATCTTTTTTATAAGCTCCTTTCTATCCATATGATGCACCTCCTTAAAAAAAGATGTTTCCATGCTAACACAAAGAGGAAAGCGATATAATACTTTTTTTAACACTTTTTACATGACTAATCATGTAAACGTGACACAGTAAGAAAGGATACAGAAAAGGAAATGGAAGGAAAGAAAAGGGCGGCTATATATGTGCGTGTATCAACAGCGGAGCAAAGAGATCACGGCTTATCAGTAGATAGCCAGATTGATGCGCTGCAAAAGTATTGCCGCGAGAACAATCTGGAAGTCGCAGGTATCTACAACGATGCAGGAATCAGCGCGAGGAAGAAGTACAAAGCACGTCCTGCATTACTACAACTTATAGAGGATTGCAAAGCAAAAAAAGTTGATATCATCCTTTTCACAAAGCTTGATAGGTGGTTTCGCTCCGTTGCGGACTACTATGAGGTACAGAGTCAGCTTGATTCCGCAAAAGTACCATGGAGAGCTATCTGGGAGGACTATGAGACAGAAACATCCGCAGGTGTTTTCAAGGTTAACATCATGCTTTCTATCGCACAAGCCGAGTCTGACCGCACCTCAGAGCGTATCAGAGCGGTTAACGAGTATCGCAAATCGCAGGGATATATCATAGTAGGTAAGATGCCGCTCGGATATATCCGCACATCAGCATCTACGATTGACTTTGATCCTCAGACAAAAGAAGCTATGCAAGCTTTTTTCGATACCTATCTTAACACATACAGCCCTGTGCAAGCCATGGATGCAGCTGCAGAAAAGGGTTTGAAAATGTCTCGGAAAACCGCCCACGTTTTGCTTGATAAAGAGCCGTACTACGGCACTTACTACGGTGTATCAGTGCCAGGATATATCACACCTGCACAACATGAGCTTATACAGCAAGCAAGGAAGCATTATCCCCGACAGCCAAAAGCAGACAGAGTATATATTTTTACTGGGTTGATCTTCTGCGCTAGCTGTGGTGCAAGGATGGGATCAAAGTGCACTTGCTATACAAGCTACGGCAAGCCAAAGGAAAAGCTATACTATCAATGCCGTATGAGAACTGTAAGGAGAGGAGAATGCAAAAACGCTGCATTCATCATGGAGCATAATCTGGAAAGCTACATGATAGATCATCTGGAAGAGTTGATTATAGATTATAACGCAAGCGTTCAGAAGCTTGCAGCGAAAGCAAAAAGCACCGAGGGAAAAATTGAGAAGATCAAGGGAAGACTGGAACGGCTGAAAGATATATACCTTGATGGCGATATGAAGCGAGCTGAGTATCTCGAAAAGGTAAAAGAGCTGAAAGCACAGCTTGCAGAGCTTGAGAGCTTGGCAACGCCTGCGCTACCAGTCAGCCAGATGCCAGATAACTGGAGGGAAATTTACGAGCAGCTGTCAAGGCAGGGAAAGCGAGATTTTTGGCACAGAGTCGTGAGGAGAATCGAGATCAAGCGTCACTCGGTCGACAAGGTGTACTTTGTTTAGATTTTTGTGCAATTTTTTTGCGCTTACTTTTTGCTATTATGTCACCTTGTCACTTGTAATAGTAACATAATAGCAACAAATTAAATAATATCAATATATCACACAATGTATGATATTTTTATCACTATACAAGTCACACATTGTGTGATATTATATAGACATAACAAAGAAAGGAACTACCAAAGGTAGTAAGGTAAAATGAAATGAGAAACGAGACAATGAGCAATCAGTATGATGCAGCAGCTTTATTTGATGGCGGTTGGAGAAGCACTGACAAAGAAGATCTTATGGCTGAGTATGAGTTGACCGAGGAAGAAGCTAATGAACTCTGTGAGGAATTAAAAGCTTATGAGCAGTAAGCATAATCTTCAAGCAGGTGATAGATTTGGGAGTTGGGAAGTAATTTCCCCAGCTTCCAAACCAAATTACTATACTTGTAAATGCACATGTGGAACTGTTAGAGATGTGTACAAGTGGAACTTAACCAGAGGACTCACATTATCTTGTGGCTGCTTGTTTAAGGAGGACTCAATCAAGAAGGCTGCAAAGAAAGTGTCTGAGAACTCTGCCAAGAAAGCAAAAAGCAAGATTGGTAGCATAATAAATGGTTTTAAAGTGCTAGATGTATGGCAACGAGAAATGAAGGGCTACAAGGTATATATGTGTAAAGCAATCTGCCCCATTTGTAGGCAAGAAACAGAAGCATATCTAACTAACTTGCCGAAGATGAAACAGTGTTCTTCATGCCACAAGAAAAACGCTAACTTCTTGCAAGATATGCGAAAAGAGTTCTTAGTTTCTGGCTCTTCTCTTGCAGCTGCGAAATCAGTTCAAGAAGGTAAGATTTGGTCTAATTCTACAACCGGTATCAATGGTGTATCTTATGGGAGGCACGGTGGCTATCGTGCATACATTACTTTTAAGGGCAAGCAATACTCCCTTGGCGCTTACAAAGATATTGAAAACGCTAAGGCTGCAAGAAAAGCTGCCGAGGATGCCATCTTTGGAGAATTTTTGAAAGAAAACCAAGGTTGGGAATCGAAGATCAAAGAAATCGTATCAGAGTATAAAGCAAAGGATATTAAGGAAAGGCAGGATAAAAAGTAAATGGAAATTCGAGAAATGCGAGCTGCGTTAGGAGACACGCAGCAAGAATTTTGCAAAAGGTATGGAATCCCACCACGCACCTTGCAATCATGGGAGCAGGGCACACGCAGCTGCCCAGATTATGTGGCTGCGCTTTTGGAGCGTGCGGTTATTCAAGATGCAACCAAGACTGTTACTGAATTGTAAGGAAGATTTTAAAGGAAGGAGCTAAATAAAATGGAAAAATGGTATACGTTTACAGGCAGAGATTGCCACTCTATCACATTTAAAGCAAATGAGAATAGTGCATATCAGCAGGAGGCATTGCATATTATGCGTAACTTTGAGGAAGCTACCTTGCGAGAGGCTACTGAAAGAGAAAGAAAAGCAGCTATCAGCGCGCATAACTTAGATGCATTTGCAGAAATTGATTTTGAAAAGCTGTTAGATGATGACATATTTCCGTATGTAACTGCAAGAATGATTTAAGAGATTAAAAAAGCAAAAGAGGGAAGCTACGTGCTCCCCTCTTTTTTTATGCCAGTATTTTATTGATCACAGCCTTGTACTCCTTAGGATATAGCAGCTTTATTGCTTCCATATGCTCATCCAGTACATCTAAGGCTTTTTCTATCGGTACTTTTCCAACCGCCTCTAAAAAATCAGATTTAGGGGCAGTTGGTTCTGCTGCATACGCATATCTTGGCATTTGCTGTATCTCAATTGGCTCTGGTTCTGGTGTAGGGGAGTTGCGCTCTTGCACTATGTAGAGCATAGCAAGCTTTTCCACAGTTGAAAAGGTGATATTTCCATTTTCAAGCCGTGCAATCTCACTTTTTATCTCGTCCATATCAAGCATCGCTCTACCCCCTTTCCATCATCACTCCTGCAAAGCTTCCATTGCCTTTCTGAGTGCGCCTTTCTGGTTCTGGCTCAGATCACTGTTATCAATCATATCTCTGATCTGATCTGCAAGCATCGTGCGTCCCTCATCCATGCTGTAGCGTCCTCTGCCGTCTCTGCTGTAGTGTGCTCTCACATAATGCCGTCCATAGCTGCTGCCGCCATCTGACTCACCGTCTCGGCTGTATCTCGGATATCGACTCTCACTGTAACCGAGTTTTTCTTCAAGCTCATCAATTCTTAAAAGCTTTTCTTTTGATACGATGAGCTTATATACTGTATCAAGATCACCTGCGGACATCTCACCCTTTTTGGCGATTTCCTCAAGCTCTGTGCAAATCATGCGCTTCAAATCTTCCATTGTTCCCATTATGCCACCTCCTTCTTTACAATTATCTCTGCTGTATTAACCGTAACAGTTGCACCCTCTACTACTCTTGCTGAGACTGTGCCACAGCAGCAGTCTACGCAAAATTCCGTCTCTGCATCGACCGACCAAACGTCAGTCGCAGCCACAGGAACAACGGACATTAAAGTTTCTGGCAGTCTCTCGCCGTCCAGAAAAAGTGCAAGCTGAATTGCTCCTGCAACTCCTGTTACGTTAGCATGGAAGTACACGAGGTACTTTGCAGGGTTGCAGCAAGTGCCGCCCTTGACAGTCACCTGCCCCGAACCTGCTCTATGCTTAATGTTACAGCAACCCTTGATAATTGTGTTGGTATATGGCACTGCACCGCCCAGAGGGACGGCTGTAGGTGTGGTTAATGTATACTCTGCCATACTCGCCACCCCCTATCAGGAACAGCTATTGCACGGATTGCAGCAGCCGTTCATGTAGCCATAGAGCTGTCCAGCAGGGAAACTTGGAACTGGTGCAGGCTTGAGAGTCTGTACCAAATAGTTATTCTGTGCCTGCTGAGATGCCGCAAGCTGTAAACCGAAAATCTGCTGATTCTGCTCTGCAATCTTCGCATCTTTTGCCGCAATCTGCTGCGCATTCAGTGCATCGAGGATCGCTCTTGCGTTGCTGTTCTGGTTGTCGATGATATCACGTGTGTTGTTAGCATTGTTGTAGTTTGTCTGGCAGAAGCCATTCTCTACGCTGTGCTGTACCGCATTGGTATTCATCGCCATGTTGTAGTTCACGCCAGAGATAGCCTCTCGGTTATCGCAGCAGCACTGTGCAAGCTGAGACTGCAAAGCGTTTGCATTCTGCATAGCTGTGATATTGTTTGCGCTCAGCTGCTGCATAAGATTCATCTGCCCGTTGGCTCTGGATAACTCAGCCTGTGCAAAGCCGTTACAAAGGTTCTGGTTTACGTTTGAGAATCCAGTCAACGCGGTAGTGTTCTGGGCGTAGAATCCATCACATAAGCCGCTGTTGATCGCATCGGATTTGCGCTCTAGCGATGCTGTAGAGCTATCAATCTGTCGCTGCAAGGTTGCGAAATCGCTTGCTAAAACGTAGTTATCAGCCGCGCCTGCACCTCCGTTGTTTCCCCATCCATTGCCGCCCCATCCGCAAAATACGAACAGGAAGAGGATGATCAGGAACCATGATCCTTCGCCCCACATACCGTTACCACCGCAACCATTATTTCCAGTCACAGCAGCGATGTCCGCAGGGGTCATACTTTCACTTGTTAAACTCATAAATTTTCTCCTTCCAAAAAATTATTTACAAATATCTTTTTAGATATTGTATTCATTTTTATATGTGTTATAATAGAAATAGATCAATCCACCACGCTATAGGAGGCATTATGGAAATTTGGAAATCTATTTTAGGGTATGAAAAGCTATATGAAATCAGCAATTTAGGAAATGTAAAAAGCCTAAATTACAACCATACTGGCAAACCAAAAATCCTTGCTTTAAAACATCACAAAAGCGGATATCTAACGGTTATGCTTTGCAATAATGGAGTTAAGAAAAATAAATCCGTCCACGTTTTAGTAGCCGAAGCATTTATAGAAAATCCCAACTCTTACCCTTGTGTAAACCACATTGACGGAAACAAGAACAATAATAACGTCTCTAATTTAGAATGGGTTACGCATAGTCAGAACACTCAACATGCTATAAATACAGGTTTAAGGCTTGATAGCAATATGCGTGGAAAACAAGGGGCTTTAAACAAATTGAGTAAGCCAGTATTGCAGTATTCTAAGGACGGCACTTTTGTAAAAAAATGGTTGTCCATTTCAGAAGCAGCAAGGTTTTATAATTGCAGTCCTAGCACAATTCTTAATTGCTGTGCAGGTAGAATAAAATCTTGCAAAGGTTATATCTGGGAAAAGCCAGAATCACTTTAAAAACTGCTGAAACTGTTGTGCCATGCTTTGAAGCTGATTAAGCTGCTGTTGGTTCAATTTCCCAGAGGTGAGGAGTTTCTGCACCTCTGCTTTGGGATCACCTTGAAAAGTCTTTTTGAACTGATTAAACTGCTGTATCATCTGCATTGGATTCTGAAACATTTGCTCTACCTCCATCGTTTAAACGTTTTTCTAGTGCCGCTAGCCGCACCTTCAAGCTATCAATCTCTTTTGAGTAATCATTTACACTACTCTTGCTTTCTGCTCCCGTTTTAGGCAGCTCTGCGCCCAGTCGTTTGTACTCGTAGGTTTCCATGCACGGTCGCCCTGATGCATCAGCCCGTTTCTCATAAAAAACTTGTCCGTTGCTATCCCAAAGTCTTACAAAGCCATTTGCCGCCACTAGATAAGCTTCTGCCGCGTTCTTGCCCTGCACCCAGATACGTTCATCATTGCTTTGCTGCCCGAACCCTTGAAAGCCCTGCTGCATTCCTTGCTGCATCCCCTGATTGTACCGCAGTTGCGCTAGCTGATCTGGGACTGGTGGGCTATAAGGTTGATATCCATAGTAAGGGTTATATCCGTTCATGCTTCGTCACTCCTTTCCCAGAAATAGAGGGGGATTTCCTGCCCTGAATCCCATGTATCAAAATAATCACCATCAACCACAGTTACAACATGGCTTCCCAGTGCCAATACATACACCCCTTGTGGATGTTCTGCCGCGAATGATGCAACGTTATAGCAGATAGGGCAAGCCTCAGAGACTATACCTCGCCTAAAACCTTTTTCATGCAGGTATGCGCCCCAAACGGCATTTGCAGACGGCATATCAGCCATCAGCAAGCCCTGCACGCAAAGCTGTAAGTAGGTCTTGTCCCAGTCCTGATCAAGAGCCTTGCATAATGCCCTGACGGTGCAATCTCCTACTCTTGCTGCAACTGGGTTTGGATTATATCTTTTATACATGCGTTCTTCCCTCCATGGCTGTATTATCACACATGCAGAGGGAAAAAGACACGATGCAGGTACGCTGATTTTACGCACAAAAAAAGAGCCTGCCATTTCTGGCAAGCTCTCTCATTTTTTTATTTTTCAATGTTGAAATTGATAGTAATTGGGTTAGTAAGAAGAAGCTCTTCGTATGTAGTATCATCCAATACTTGAATTTTTGTCTCTACATTCTGCAAATCTTCAATATTTTCAATTTCCACGCTATCATCAATAGTAAGCGTTCCTTTTGATTTTTTATTGGCTTCTAAGCCAACAGAAAACATCTGGTATGTCATATAGCCATTGATTGATGTATCAGATGTCTGCACACGAATTTTTTTATCGGTAAGATTCTCGGCAGTAAGCATAATATCATACCGCCCATAATCGTCAGATATTCCGTTGTAGGTAATGATTACCATATCGTCCTGATATACGATATCGCCCTCCTGAATTACATCCTCTCCTCGAAGTTCTTTTAACTTCTGCTTCAATTCCGCAATCTGCTTTTCAAGCTTTTGAATCATTGCCTCGATACCTTCTACTGTGTTTTCGTCTGCTGCAATCTCAGCTCCTTCTTCTGTGCTTGTTTCTTCTGCCATTACTGGGGCTGTAGATACTGCAAGCGCAAGTGCCATGGTTAATGCGTACAAAGATTTTCTCATTGTGTGTCCCTCCATTTTCTTTTCTGCCCTTCTACAATATCACTATTTTTTCATTACGTCAACGCAAAAGGTGGAGGAAATCCCCCACCCATGCTATTTTTTCAGTTCTTCCGCATAAGCCGCAAGCCACGGAAGAGACAGCAGCTTATCAGATGCCGCGTACCAGTACTCTTGAAATCTTCGTGTACTTACGCACATCTTTTCCGCTGCTTCTTCCTGAGACATGCATTCGTCCAGAAGATAAGTTACTGCCTCTTTCTCTTTCCGATTCAGCCGTGCCCTCATCAGGGCATACTCGATTATGCCATTATCACCGCATCCCCAAAATATCTTAACAAGCCCTCTATCCATATACGCTACCTCACTACTATATAAGCAATCAAGGCGGCATTGGCAAGAGCTGAGACTACTAACGCAAGGCGGCAACGGATTAGCTGCCGTTCAGCGCGGATTGCTGTATCAATCGCATCACGCAAAAGCATTTTTTGTGCATCCATCAGTTATCCTTTCCGCAGGTCTGTTTCGTCCACCCATCCGTAGACATTATCTCCGATTACATGATACTTGTGCTTGCCACTCTCATATATCCGTGTTACCTGTGCCTTGCAAGGCTGTGCAGGTACTGGTGTAGATGCATTGGCTGAGATGTATTGCTTACCGCCTACAAAGCTTACTGCATCGCCCACTGCGAATCCTGATACCTTGCTGATATAGTTATAGTATGCGTCACCTGCCTTAGTATATGCGTAGCCGCATGACGCACCTGGCCACACAATTTTGTACCACCCTGATGCAGTAAGTGCCAACACTTCCACGGCTACCCCTGCTAAGATTATGGTATACGAGGTGGCAGAGGTACTCTCTCCATCTCTTACATGCATAGCCTGCTTTGATATTGCTGTACCTATGCCAGTACCGCAGAGGGTAGTGTTACCAGTTGAGATAATCTCGCACTCCACTTTAGAGCCATCGTCCAGTACTACTACAGTATGTCCCTGTACAGTTGTACACAGGATATCTCCACGCATCTGATATTCTGCGGACTCTGTATATTTTGGCTCACGAATGATTTCAAAGCCATCTGTAGCATCCAAAACCTCAACTTCGTTGGCAGTAGAAAACCACGGAATGTCGCGCTGCAAAGCATGTGCCACACATACACGTACAAGGCTGCTACAGTCTGTCTCCACTGGGGTGTTAACCTTGCTACAATCCCATCCGTACTGCTTAGCCTTGTCGTACAAATCCCAAGACGTAGACTGATCATAACCGATATTATTATTTGTGCACGCTGCTTCCATGCACTGTGCAATGCGCTCACGCACTGCTGCATCTTTAGCACGGATGACTACCCACCCCTTATCATGGCGATACCATGCTTCTACAGCTACTTCCTGCCCTGTCTGATCTCCTGCCTGTCCGCCAATCAGCTTGCCACTTTCGTCAATTCTTGCCGATCCGATTCTTACCATAGCTTCTCCTTACTCCTCTTTCATACATCTGTTTCCTTAATCTGGCTCACATTCATCAAGATGCAAGTGATACCTGCCAACACAACAGTTGATAGGCATACCTTCCAGTCTACCTCGGCAAGCATGGCAGAGGAGCCGATGACTCCAATTGCTGCCTGCGCCATAGTCTTAACGCATCTGATACCTACGGTTTTTAACCACTTCTTCATTCCTCTTTTTCCTCCTGTTCCAAATCTTTGATACGATGATTTGCTACACCGATTTTTTCCATCACAACCGCCATATCCTTTTCGAGATTATAAGTCCGCTCGATCACCGAATTGTGCTTATCAACTCTCTTTGCAAGCTCATCCAACTTATATTCCATAAGTGCCCGTGTGCGTTCCTGCTGTCCATGGTTATTGATGAGGCACACAAGCAAGGTAACTCCTGCTGATATACATGCAGGTATCAGGGTTTCCAAAAGTGCCATGCCATTTTCTCCTTATTTTGAGTCTTTTTTAATTTCTTTCGTATGCGGTTCGGCACGTGCCAACGCGATAAAGCGGTATCTTTTCAAGTTCTTCCTCCTGCCACTACTAAAGTTAACTATACTGTGTACAGCGACACTATTGGCACAAAATCCTTTTAAGGAAATAATCCAATCCTGTTGTAATGCCATTAGTTATCGCCTCCTCCTTAACAAACAAAGAAATATGCTCCCCTATCATAATTTGTGTTATTTGTAACTGTTAATTCTATCTTTTTGTTAGTAGTATTGTAAGTCTGAGATTTTATTAAAAGTTCGGAGTCTGGTGAAATAGCAATATAGTTATCAGTCATATAATCTCCTGCAACATAAATTTCTTTACTTTCAGTAGAATTTGCTTTTACGCTCAAGTAATATTTGTTGTTCATTGCTTCGCATGTTTCATAAATCTTGTTTTTTAAGTTTTCCAAACGATTTGTAAAATAACAAGATGATGCTTTAGCCGGTCGTTTTATACTTCCTATATTATTAACTGTACAATTCCAAGAGCATGAACTAAACGAATAATGTCCACCCAAACCATCTTCTTCATCTAATCCAGTCTTACACTTTAATAATGTATTGGTAGCATGTATATATGGAATGTGTGTTACACTTTTTAATGTCAGCAGCCCAATGTCCATATTATACAATGTTGTATCATTTATAAAAATATAATCAACGTTTTTATCAAAAGCAATAGCAATATGACCATTACAAATATCACAATGGCTAAAATAAATATAGTAGCAATTTCCAAGATATACAAGAGTCCTAGTTTTATCAGATATAGATAATGCATCCACTGCGCACTCTCTAAAATAAACATAATTGGTATAAATTTCATTATTGCAGTCTATAAAAGTGCCATTAATTGTATTTTCTGATACATTCATTCTAACTCTATCGAAATAAATATATCCAGTTGTGGCAGTAATATATATACCATAAATCATATTAGAAATATAAATATCAGAAAAATGACAATTAAGACTTCTATCACCAGTTAAAGAAATACCAGTTCCATTTTTTGCTTCTAAATGAAAATTACAGATACTGATATTTTTACACCCATCTAAATTTAAACAAGAATTAGTTCCACCATAAATAATTTTAGTCGCATATCTTTCTGATGAGTCATTCATGCCAATAATTTTTAAACCAACAACGGATTTTAAATTTAATTGTTTTGATATAATAAAAGTTCCAACTGGAATTTTAATTTCAAATCCGTTTCCTTTAGAGAAAACTATCGCATTTCTAAAATAATTATAATCGTCATTAATACCATTGCCACGTGCACCAAATTGTTTTACATTCACCGTTTCATTTTCAACAATCAATTCTGCGACAAGCTTATTATTTAAAAAAATGATAGACCCGCCATCATCAATATCAGTAGCAATCTTTTTACGAACTTTATAAGTAGACCTACCACCATCATTTAGCTCGTAATAACCTAAAGTAACACATACAGTATCTATTATCAAGGATGTATCTTCTTTCATCCTTTCAACCGATATATAATAATTTGCCTTCTTTTTTCTTAATGCATTTGTAAATTTCTCTTCATTGATACTACCATCCGACACAGTAGTTGTTGCTTCTGGATGTTCATTCAACCAACTTGATACTGCGCTATTTGTCTGTTCGTCTGTCGGTTGCCCTACCTCCACCCACTCTACCCCTCCTTCCTTTGCTCTTGGTATTTTGCCATCGTCAGTGGCAGAAGGTTTATCAACTTTATCTTGCTTTAGTGAATTAATATCTGTACTTAGCTGTGCATAGTCGGATGGGATAGTATCCTTAACCTGATCAACGATTTTCTGAGTGGCATTGGCGATAGCATCGTTAATGTCACTCTTGGACATGTCAGAGCCGTCTGGTACTGCGGCAGCATCTACAACCATGATGATAGGGGCAGACTCCACTACCTTGTCGCCAGATTTTACCTTGACCTTACATCTTACCTTGCCTGCTACAGCCGTCATCTGCTGCTGTATAGTCACAGTTACAGTGCCGTTGGAGTATGCACAGTTATACGAAAAAAACTTGCCATCAGGCTTACCACCCTCAAAAGTTACAGCCGCAGAGGTGGGAGCAGTCCACTTGCCAGAGGATGTAAATAAGTTAAAAACAAGTGTTCTTCCTATATCATCATATTGTGATACATTGATGATGATTGGGAGGGCTCTCCTTGGGGTCATGTCCAGCTCATAAATTGCTTTAATCATTTTGTTCTCCTCTCAAAATTTTTTCGTGATTTTGTACCACTTTTATGAGATCGGCTATCAGCTCTTCATAGCCAATAGCACCGTAAACTACTTTATCAGCACCTCTAAACTCTTGTAGCAATGCCAGATTATCCATAGATAATTCTTTTGCGGTTTTTTGCACCTCTTGATATACAAGTCCATGATGCACTTTAAGCTCACTATCAGCCTTGTAAGTATACGTCACAGGGTTTAAAGCCATTATCCAGTCTGTGGCGGTATCACAAGATATATCTTCAATGTTATCCTTTAGCCTTTTATCAGATGAGTGCACGATAGTTCCATTTACTGCAACTGTACAAGTTCCTGCCTCTGTATCATTAACCTTTTTCTTCCCAGAAAATGTAAACTCACTTGTCCCAGTAGGCGCAAGATAGTTTTGCAAACGTCCAGTGTAATCATACAAGCTATCACCTGTCGTTACGTCTGAGCCGGAATGAAAATCGCAGTATGCAATACCATCAGCTGAGTCGTTATTGCCGTAAAGCTCAATTCCATAATTGATAAATATTGCCTTATCAAAACACACATCTTGCCGCTCGTATATCCCTGTATCTTTGTTATATACTCCACCCTGCGAATACATAGAGCCAATTTTAAAACGTCCGTTAGTGTTAATATATCCTGCACCAACTTTAAGCAAGCCAGAGTTTATTGTTACTTCGCCTGAGTCCATATCGGCGCAAAAAAGAGTCTTTCCAGTGTTATCTACAACCTTTAATTTTCCAGTATCTATATACGCTGCGTTGATACCCACGGTGTAAATCTTCTGCAAGATTGCTGTACCGCTCCAATCTAAGCCGTTGTAAGTCTCGCCACCATCAACAGAAAAGATCATGCCACCGTCATTGATACGAATGATGGTCTGAGATTCTTCAAGGACTGGCTTATCATGCAAAAACCAATCATGTGCCCCACCAGTGCCTTTATCAGTTACATACAAACCGCTGCCCTGCTCTACCTTCTTTACAAGCTCTGTAATCGCTCTTTTTCTGGCAGAGGTTTCCTTGTTGATTTCCTCTTGCGTGTTCTCGTCAATCTCTGTGAGCTTCTTGGTGAGGCTGTTTTGAGTACTTCCAACCGTGATACTATCGTATTTATCAAGTAGCACATCATACACGGTTTTTACAACTTTTGCAGTTGTGTTGATACCCAAATTTTCAAAAATAACGTTTACTGTATCACAGAGGTTGACAGACTCTAATGCAGCTATATCTTTGTACTCCTCAAACTGCGACAGTACTACAAAAGATACTGTAAGAGATACATCCGGCACGCCTACACCGCTCTGTGTAATGTAGCTTTCTGCTTTAGCTCTAAGCTGCGCGACTGTCGGCTTTTCCTCGAAGCTTGCTGAAAAATCATGCACTGTAGTCCGCTTGTATGGGAAGTTATTTGCATACTTGCTATATAATGATACTTCTGGAAGTGTTACGACTTCGTTTGTTTCATCGCTTTTCCAGTACGGACAGATACCTGTGATTGTGTTCGCAATACTTTCCTCTTGTTTTAGATCGGTGAGGTTCTTGCCATAGCGAATCGTTACACCTTTATTTGATCCTCGGTTTTGGTGTAGCTTTACGGTGTATCCAGTAAACTCATACTCGCCCTTGTAGGTATCTATAATGCTTCCCTCTACACCACCAAGCAGAGCGCGGCAAGAGGTCGGAACTGTAAAAGCCATTTTTGCTTGTGTTTCTTTGCTCGTCCAGAAAGAAAAAGGGTTGTCCTCTGCTGAGTACTTTTTGAGGTTATCCATCGCCTCCACTACGTTAGATGCTTCAAAGGGTGTTACTGGTATATGTGATAGCTGATATGAGATATGCTCCGCATTTATCTTTACAATACCGTTTAAAGGCTTGCTGATAGCGTAAATGCGAAACGGTTCTGGATCGGTTTTGTAGGACGGTACGGCTTTGATAATTCTTGATAATTCCAAATCCTTAAAATGCTGACCGTTCAAAGGGTAAGTCATCGTCAACTCATATGAGCCGTTTCTTTCTTCGGTGACTTTGCAGCTAATCATATCCACCAAAGCTCCCAAGCCCTGTGTTTTAAAAAGCTTTTCGGTCGCTGAATATAAAATCGGTATCAAATTGTCCACCACCTCCCAGTAATCTCTATTGATTTTATTCCACCAGTAAAAGTAATTAAATTCATCCCAGATTTAAGTTCTGGGAAGCCAGAAGCAAGCACCACATAACTGTTCATGTTCATATTTCCTCTGGTGCAGTCCATCAACTCAGAGTCAATCGTTACATAAGCCTGCAAGTTTAAGCTCATCGAATAATCGCCAATTTTTAGGGTAGATTGTCCATTCCCATATACTTTTATAAGTGGTTTCGAAGCGAACTTTGTAGGATTGAAAATTATACCTGCCGAAGTAAATTTTTCTACCCTCTCTCCATCTGTAAGCCATTTCTGGGGCTTACAATCAAAAGTCACTGTAGCTTTTGCGCTGTGATTGAGTGCTCCTGTTGTGTAGGTAATAGCATCCGTCACAAGTCCCATTCTGTAGTACTCTGGATGGTGACTATCCTCTAGCCTGCAATAGCTTGTAGGGCTTTTGAGCCATGCGCTGATCGAGTCCGCAAGGTTCTCAAACCGATTTTTACACACTATAGTGTAGGCTACGGAGGCATTTTCAAAGCATCCGTTATCTTTGATTAAATCTCCGTTCCTGCCAGGTATCGTATACTTTGTTACGCTCCTTTTGGGAGCGTTAAAGGTGTTTTGCGCTCCCACTAAAAGATCGTAGTCGGCAGAGGACTCGCCATTGTATATCAAGTAGTGCATCATGCAAATACCCTCCTATCTCTGTCATAATCGTCTGCCATACGTTTTGATACCTCCTCGGCTACAGCGTCCGCAAGCTCCTGCTTGTCTTTGTTATAGCCGTTAATATTGATAGTGATTGATGGGCGGTTCTTTCCATTTCCGTTGATCTTCTCAGCAAGTGCTGCAAGCCATCCTTCGGACTTTTCAAGCGGTACTACCGCCTCGTCTCCTGCACCTTCCAAGTAGCCTTTTTGCCCCTTACGGAGTATGCCACCTTCCTCAAGTCTGCTCACCCTTCCGAACCCTACTGATGGGATATTGATTCCAAAATTTCTACCGCCAATACCTGGCACCCAGTCTGGAACCGTTACGGAAATGCTATTCATAGCGCCTACGATAGCGTTCAATGCAGACTCGATGAAGCCTATTGCATTATTGATTAAATCAATTACTGCATTGATAGGTGTCTTAGCTGCTTCGATGATATTACCAAATACTGTCCTAAAAGTATTGATAACTCCATTCCAAGCCTCGCTCCATTTTCCCGAAAAGATATTCTGGATAAAATCAAGCATTCCGTCAAAAAGCGGTTTCAAAATATTGTCATATTCCCACTTTACAGTATCGAATGCAGCGATAACTGAATCTGAAATAAATGTAAAAACCGAGTCGAAAACTGGTTGCAAATTATTTTCAAGGAACGAACCAATCGCACTAAAACACGGTAAAAGCACCTCTTCTGCAAACGTCTTGATAGCTTCCCAACACGGTTTTAGATGATTCTCCCAAGTGTCCTGTATGCCTTGAAATGCCGTACTTGCAAGCTCCTGCGCTTTTGTGAAAGTCGTTTCAAAAAGTGGCCCGACATTATCTTGTAGTGCCGTCAGAATCGCAGAGAATACTGGTGCTAAAATGTCATTCCAGTACCCTTGAATTACTGTAAACACCGTACTAACAATATCCTGTGCAAAGGTGAAAACCTCTGAGAAAGCTGGTTGAAGATTTTCAGAAAGCCAAGAATAGATACCAGAAAAAACTGGAAGTAACGTATTATTCCAGATATCCGAAATAATAGTAAATGCTGTAGATACCACCGCTTGAATGCCTGTTATGATATCGTTAATCAGTGTGCCGTCTGTCTGCGCATCTATTACAATTTGATTGATAGCTTGAGTCAGGAATGATAACACACCAGAGACAACGTCTCCTGCTATCTGGATAGCAGAGGCGATACCATCAACGATAAGGTTGAGAGCTGATAATGCAATGCCAAAAGCCCCACTTTGTTCTCCTGCATCCGAGAAGCCTGTAACTAATCCAACCAAATAGTTGGAAAAGTTAAGTACTGCATCTAGCAGTGGAGAAAATTCCGCAGAAATGGACTCAAGTGCACCAGAGAAGGAACTTTGGATTTTCTCAATCCAATCCATGATAGGCAGTGAGCTGATAAAAGATACAAGCGTATTAAAAGCCGTCTCAAAGAGCTTAAAAGATACGAGCATCTTCCCTGCAAAAGCCTGTGCCATCAAATTCACTGGGCCAGAAATAAAGCCAGTAAATACTTGCCCTGCTATCGTGATCGCCTGTTTTAAGCCATCTACTATAGCCTTAGCCGCTGACATCTTACCTTGTGCTTTCTCCATCGCCGAAGATGAATCCTCCGTGATGCCGAGGAAGTCTTTCGCGGCTTGAATCAATGGATCAAATGCAGAGAAAAGCGTTTTTACTGCATCCCCCACACCTGAGAAAGCGGCTGAACCAGTCTTTTTTAACTGGTTGAACCACGATACAAGCGGTAATTTTGTTATGCCACTTAGTTTAGATAGCCATTTTGAAAAGGCATTATCCGCAACCTTTCCAACCGACTTAACCATGCCAAGAAGTCCACCACTTGATAGTCCATTAGTCAGGATTGATACCGACTCTGAAATAAGATCAATCGCAGCCTTTAGTTCGCCAGAAAACAACTTATAAAAGGCTAGCTTCAATCCGTCCATTGCAGAATCAAGAAGAGTCATCGAACCTTCGAGATTATCTAACTGTGTCTGCGCCTGCTGTGCTGCTGATCCACTCGCTGCCGCCAAAGATTCCTTAAAGCTATTGGTTTTCTCAGCAGATACAGCCGCCATCTTGTTATAAGCATCAAGTCCCTGCACGCCAAAGATAGTATTAAGGGTTGCGTTCTTCTGCTGATCTGACATGCCAGATAATGCCCCTGTGAGATTATCTACCACATCGTTAAAATCACGTGCAGTTCCATCAGCGTTATATGCAGATACTCCCAAGCTATCCAAAGCCTTTTTAGCCTGATCTGTAGGTGTGTAGACCTCAGACATTGCAGAGTTAAGCGCAGTCGTTGCATTTGAGCCAGTAACGTTAGCTTCTGCCAGCTTCAGCAGAGACAGTGTTACAGAGTCAGAAGCTTGCCCGTAAGCAGAGGCATTGGCAGAGACACCAGACAGTGCCTCACCCAACGAACTCACATCAGTATTTGCAAGGGTAGCACCTTTAGCCATTAAGTCTGCATAGTATGCCGCTGATTTGCCCTCTTTGCTAAAGCCCTTCAAGGATGATGTAAGGTATGTGGCAGAGGATTCCATCGACATTGCGCCAGCCGAAGCAAGATCAAGTGTCGTACTCAGCAAGGTTGCTCCGTTTGCATCCTCGTTTAAGATATCAGATGCACTCATACCTGCCATTGCAAGAATATTGATACCTTCGGCAGCTTCGGTGGCTGTGAATTTTGTGGTCGCTCCCATTTCCTCAGCCGCAGCCTTTAAGTCTCCAATCTGGTCTACCGTCTGACCTGTTGTCGCTGCAACCTGTGAGATAGCTGTGTCAAATGACTTTCCAGTCTCTACTGATGATGATATAGCACCTTTCAGTAGACCGAAGCCTTTAGTGGCTACTGTGCCTATAGCATCTGCAATTAGCTTGCCCTTTGCTACAGCTCGTGTAGCAAGAGATTCTAAGTCCTCTTCCATGCCCGATGAATCGACAGAGATTCCTGCCACCAGTTCAAGTATATTCACAGCCTCACCTCCAGTCCTGCCGCTTTAATAATTTTTGTTATGATCTCTTCTGCATCTTCTTCTTTTTTCGGCTTTCCATATGCCGCATCATAATATCGCTGCTTCATGATGTGTCCGCCTGCAAAGTTAGCAGTGTTTTCACAGATTTTTTGCAGCGCATCCGTCACATAAACGCGATAAAGCAGGTTCTCTACGTACTGTGCATGTCTGCCTTGCACATACGCGAAAAAACCTGCTAGTGTTCTACCTCTGTAATCTCCTATGCAGAGGTAAAGCACTCTCCGCGTCTCCTCGTCTGCGCTCAGGTAAAAAGCTTTACAAACTCCTCATCCGACATAAGGTCGGAGAGATCATGAATAAACGATGCCATGCTCAACCCCTGCTTGTACTCGTCCTCGGTCTGCTGTGAGATAATAGCCATGATTTTAAGTAAATCGTCCTTATGCCCCTTGATGAGCGCAGGAATATTTTTCTGAATGCGTTTCAATGCAAAAGTAGTTCTGCTTTCGCCCTCTGGAAGCTCTGCCCTTTTAAAAATTGCCGCTGCTGCTTCATCCATTGCAATGTTGGTTACTGGAACAATTACTTCTGCAAGTACATCAAGTACCTGATCGCCTTTGATATCTGATAATTTCATCACTCGCCACCTGCCTTAACGTATACTTTGTATGGTACTTCATCTGGATTCTCAAGAGAGTAGTGTGCGGTATACTCAAAGGTAAAAGTACCCTTTGCTTTGTCAGTGGTCTGCAAGTTAAAACCGCCCGTTGAAAGTGCATTCTTAATGTTGATCGCGATAAAGCCACCTTTTCCATAATCTCCTACAAACCAGATGTCCGCAAAATCTGCATCTGTAAGTGTTGTACGAGGGGTGATCGTTGCCTTTGATGTGTCAATGTCTGCTGCTGCCGCAAGATTCTTAATCTGCTCTGCTGTTACTGCTACGTAAGTGCCTGATACCTTGATTTCTCGGCTATCAAGCTCTTTCAGCTCCTTGGTGTTCTTCGGGCAGTTATCAATGTCCTCGCCATAATCCGTAAAAGATGGAGTATCGGAGAAGTTGATGCCGCCAGAAGTTGCACCGATAATATTTGTTGCAGTAATTGTCCATGTCTGGGGATCAAACTCAGACATTAAAATGCCTGCATTCATTTGGATATGCTCAAATACTTTATCTGGCAATTTTGTTGCTGCTTTTCCCATTTTGATTACCTCGTTAAATACTCAAGTGTGACGTTGCAATATCTGCGCTTAACTGTCGGTGATGTCTCGTCCGTGAGGGACTGACACCACGGAACACCAGTTTTTACCCAGATCAAGCCCTCGTCACACTCAATCAAATCATGTTCTAAGATATATTTTCTAAATTCCTCGGCTTTTTGGTTGGGGATTGACTCTGATTCCGTCCAAAACCACATGTTGACTACTATAGCCACGTCAGGATCCCCGAAGCTGCCTGTGATATACTCATAGGTCAGCCACGGAAAAACTGTGTCGTCTGGAACGGATGTGGAAGGATAAGCCGTCATGCCAAAAGCCGTAAACCATGCCTGTAGTGCCTTATCTTTACTCAACTAGCCCCGTCTCCTTCCATGCCTTATGCAGTTTGTCACCGTTCCATGCAATCCAATCAACCATCTCCTCATTCATCGCCCATGCACCGACAATGCTGTGTGAGCTAAAAGCAAGCCCTGACTCTGCGAGGAAAGCATGAACAATCTCGTGCCTTAAAACATGCTTTACTAGTTCCTCTGGCGATGTTGCAATTGGATCGCTGTCGGGGTCTGTCTCAGGGGCTACATAGTAAATTTTCTTTCCGTAGAAATCACACCATCCATCAGCACCCTCACACGTTTTATATTGGTCGCGGCTTACTCTAATGATTTTGTAATTGCAACCCATTACGTTTACCTGATCCATCATGTCGTTAACTCCCATTTTTCTGCTGTCACCTGCGCCATATCTAATCCCGATACCTGCGGTGATACCTTGTCTCCTGCATCAGAGGTTACGCGGAAGGTCTTGCCGTCCGAAAGCCGCTTGAAAACGTCATGATATGCAAGTTGGCATGATCTATGAGTTGTAACCGTAAAAACGCTTGTTACCCCTGATTTCTCAGCGACACGAGCGTCTAAGGATGTGTCACGGCTAATAGCCGCCTGAAAGCCTGCCCCTTCTACCCATGTAGTCTGAAAGCCTCCTGCGCCATCTGGCACACGCTTTTTCTCAATCAGTCTACAATCTTCCATCATATTTTCTACAAGTTTCATATCTTCCTCCATGTGTGCAGGCGGTTTCTGAAAGCCTCCTGCCAAGTGGCGGTTCCTGTGCTTCCTTGGGTCGCCTTGGTATAGCTGTAGCCGCCAAAAGACTCCGACATATACGGTGTAGGATCACCGTATTTTTTCTGCCACTCCTCGATATCCAGTGCAAGATCAACTACTTCCTGCGGTATGCAGAGGGCGGAAATCGAACCGGTAAATCGCTCCTCCACTCTGCATTCGCAAGGATATCTGAACACCCCATCGTGAAAGACAGAGCCTTGAACTAGAAAATATTGTCCCTCTTGCAGAAAGGTGATGGGCTGCTGTACTCCTGCATCATCAATGTAGATATTATTATCTTGGAGTGTGAAAACACCCTCATGCGTGCCATTAGGTGCAACAAAAAAGTTGCGTATGTGCATTAGTACCTGATACAGCATAGCCCCACCTTTCTTAGCCTAAAGACTTGATACGAGCAATCGGGATTGCCTTGTGATCAATCTTCTGAGTTTTTTCTGCGTTTTCAACGAGTGTCCAGTTCGAAGCTGTTTTGAAATCAGCTGGCATTGGAGACGTTGTGGTTGTAGGCTGCTTATAAGTGATTCCTCTCGGAGCAATTGCCTTGCGCTGACGGGAGATCAAAAAATCCTGTCCACCGTACTTAAACGGATCACGAGTTGTTTCATTTGGCACTGCTGCGCCAATATCGCAATAATCAAATGCACCTCGCCCTAAAATATAAGTTGTGTATGCGCCTGTATCAGAGTCAAACGGAGCATCATCATCAATTAGCACGGTTCTGCCGTTCCATGTAGCAAGCGTCAGATCTTTTTCAACTCCGTTTGCATCTACACCCTTGCCGTACTGTAATACCTGCAGGTTCTCAAGATTAGTAGCTACCTGAGAATGCGCAATCACAAGTGAAAAAATATTCTTGTTTGCACCTGCTGCTTTCTGGATAGCATTATTAAGTGTGGTTACACCCACAGTCTTTTCGCCTGCCTCAGTGATGTCAAGCGTGTGCGCTTCAACAAACTTGGCCTCATCCGTTTCTGTCATGCCAAAAATACCTTCAAGGACAGCTAAGATATTAAGCTGCAGGTTATCATCCCAGTAGCCAGATACCTGCTTTGCGATATCTACCATAAAATCATGCCCCGTGATATCTCTAGTAAAGTCCTTCTCTCCCCACGAATTAGCTCTACCATAAGCTACAATACCCTGCATATAGCTATCAATGCTATTAGGTGTAATCGTAGTTTTGCCATCGTAGTTTTGAGCATCACCGCCAATTAAGCCAACCATGGGCAATACAACGTAGTTGCCGCCTGTCTGATCTGCAAGTAATGTTTTAAGCTCGTCTCTAATGTTAAAAATACCTGCCCTTAAAAAAGCGTTCTGCTTAATTCTCGGTACGGTTTCAAGGTATTTCCCAAATACCTCGCTATTAAAGTGTTTGTTATCAAATACTGCCATGTATTACTCCTTTACTTAGAGAGCCATGTCTTAACTTCTGGTGCGTCTGGGTGCTCATTTGCATACTCCATCTTTTCCCCAAGACTCATCTTTTCAAAACTGCTCGACTCATCGTTTTTCGGTGGGTTCGGGAGGTTTGCCCCCTTCTTCTGCGTGTCCACGATATAATCTTTGTATTCTGCCTTGATGGACTTTGTAAGCTCGTCAGCTCCTTCAATCTTGCCGTCTTTGAGCTTGATATCGGAAATCTGCTTTGCACTCGCCCTTACTACCAGATCAACCAGCTTGTTGGAAACTCCTGCATCGGTAAGCAACTGCTTGTAAGCGTTTTCTTTCGCTGTAAGCTCTGCCGCCTGTGCCTGATCGCTCTTATACTTTTCGAAAGCATCATGCTCGGACTCATACTTGGTTTTCCACTCGTTTTCCTTGTCGCTGTTGCCCTTCTGAGCTTCGGCAAGCTGAGTCTTTAAGGTGTCACGCTCGGTCTTGATCGTGTCTACCTCAGCGTGTGCTAGCTCAAGGATCTCAGAAATTTTCTCCTCATCGGTTGCGTTTTGGTTTTTAATGATCTCTCTAAAATCTGATTTTTTTAATGCCATTGCTATTTCTTCTCCTATTCTTTGGGGCGCATTCTCGCGCTATAGCCGTATTGCGACTGTTATTCTTTACAGTGGCTACACCCTACCATGATTTTTGATTGATGTTGTGCCAACTTTCAAAATGGTAAAAGAAAAAGGAGGGTGTTAACCCTCCAAATTCTCTCGTATAATCTTTGCATACTCATCCGTATGATTTGCAAGTGCAGGCTTCAAATATGGTTGCGCTTTCTGCCCATTTGTCATGTGCCAGTTACCCTTGCTATCCTCGTATACCCACGAGGCTTTTCTACCCCCGTCCGCATACTTTCCAGTGCCTAATTCAACATACGCTGCATAAGAGGTATTAGAACCTATCAGTACCTTGTTATCTCCGTCCATCTGGTGTGCGATGCTATTGCGCAGGTTTCCTGTGTCGACTGGACATTTCTCCTTGGCATATCGTTCTGCTGTCAGTCCGCACTCCTCTAGTGCTTTTTTGATTTGATCGCGGCTGGCACGGATAACAGCATCAGTATTATCAATCTCAATTCTTATGCTACTTCCCATGTCTCTGTTTCCATTCTTTATAACTTTTTACGCTGTGATCGTTTCTTCTCGTCTGATCTGCGTGTATTGTGATTGCTACCATAGTACAGCGGCAGTTGTATACCTCGCACGGCTTGCCTTTAGGGTCAGCAGGGTACATACAGCCGTTTGGGAATGGCTCATCATACCTCACTCTTACTCCGTTTAGCTGCCTGTGTGAATCTCTCACTCGGTGATCGTTTGCCGACATCCATTCTTTCTGCATTTCAATCCCTATGGCAGAGGCACGGTTATAGCTTTCTTGCCGCCCACCATTCTGTGCGCCTGTTATCATCGTCCTTGCATTTCTGATAGCTGCACTGCGGTTCATGTTGGTTACGTTTTCTAGCCGTTTTGCCAAATCGCCCACTGCATCCCCTTGTAAAATACCTTGCAGCACTGCATTCTGCACCTTTTGGCGATTCCATCGCTCATCCTTTGGGATATCTACTCTTGCAGGTGGTAGCAACTCAATCTCACCCTCAGATAGTCTCCTGATTGTGTCCTCGTCCAGAAGATCAAAGCTTATGCCGCTTTCCTTCTCGATTTCGTAGGCTGAATAATTATAATTCTCGCGGAACACCTCAGGGGTAACGTTGTTGATATAGTCAGCCGCCAGTTTGTTTGCATCAGTAAGTCGCCTTGCCATCTGATCTCTCAGAGCTTCCCACCTTGCCCCTCGTGCTACCTGATTGCTGACCCACTGGAAGAACTCTGCATCTGTATATTTCCCTTCCATGTATGCGTTATACTCTTTCAGGTAGCGTGATTGAAACGTTTTGAAGTACTCCGTAGCCTTTTCTTTCAGTTCTTTGTGCGCTTCCTGATATACCTGTTGTAGCCGCTTTTCTACCTCTCTCAGCCTTTTTTCTGTGTATTTGTCGGAGTAACTACTCACTTAGTATCAGTCCCTTCCTGTTCTTCCTCTTCATCGTCTGCTGAAAATCTTTTAATTTCTTCATCCTGCCGTTTTTCAATTTCTGCCATTGCCTCTTCTGGTGTGAGGAATGGCAGATGCTGAATCACGCATTCATCAGAAAGGTAGTTTGCGGCTGATAATACCATGTTTGTCTGCTCACTTTGGTTTACAACTCTGTTCCAAGTAAGAGTAGGATTGTCGCTGATTCCTGCGAGTTCAAGAATCTTTTGCACAAAATCCAAAACATAATACTCAAAATCCGCACACTTATTATCTTGCGATTGATAAGCCGCCTGGATCTCCTGCGTAGTCTTTGCAGCCGCTGAGAGTGTGGATACGTCCAGAGCTTGGAAGTCCTCGTATATATCACGTCTGAGAATTTCCAACATGGTATTTCTTGCGTCCGTGGGAATCTCTAGTGTATGAGCTTCTGCTTCTGTGCCATCCTCAACTGCAGCTGCTCTTACGGACTTCATACGCTGAATGAATTTTGCAAGGTCTAGGTCGTCCATGCCTCCCTCATTTTTCAGTATCCAGTAGAATCCTGCGGTATCATCAATATCATTTGCAAGCCCACTCTTGATATAATCGTAGCAATCTATGCTCTCTTTGATGCCTACCAATTCGCTCTCATGTGAGTCGTTGGCATATAGTGGGATGATTGGCAACCCTGAGTAGTTGCTTTCAATTTCCTCATCTACTCCTACAGCCGTGCGTTTGATTGTCTTGATATAGCCATGTTTTCCATCCTTCGTCCTCACTGGGTCGTTGTTGGTCTGAATGTAATCGGTATAGCCGTCTGGCTCATATAACGTGCAATGGAAGATAACATCTAACCCAATTTGGCGATACCAATACCTAATACCTGCCATTAGCTGTGATGTTTCCTCATCATACAGAGGGCAAAAACCCGGCTGTGATGGTGTATCAGCGTAACCGAACACCTCCAGATGATCTAAGTTCCAAAAGCCAAACGCTCTACCACCCGCCATAGCTCTTTTCGCTGCAAGCTGTAACTTAAAATCAAAATCTTTCCCAAGCTTTTCTTTGTTCTCTGGCTTCTCCAACTTCAAGCCGTTTCCTAGTACATACTGCACTTGCTGTTGGCACAGTCTGCGGAAAAAGAGCGTTTTAAGCTTGTAATTTGCTGAGAAAATATCTTTTACCTGCTTACCGCTCACAGTATACAAAAACTTCTGAAACTGCTCTATTGTAGTGTTGTGCTTGTTGTAGTACCGCTCACCGTCTTTGGCTTCTGCATACTCTTTCGTCCCTCTAAATTCTGCCACAGCTTCTACGCAGAAATCGCCCTTGCCCTCATCTGGAGCGTTTACTAAATCTTGATATGTTTTCAATCTAATCTCCTTATAGCATATAATTTCCCTGCCGCATTTTGGTATCTAATGCAGCTTGCGTTTTAACTGCAATTCTCTTTGTTCTTACGAAGTATCTAACAGCGTCCATGCAGTGGTCGGTTTCCTTCTCTGGTTTTTCTTCTCCACGCTCTAAGGCTTTTGCGTTCCAAGCGTACACACCAAACTCCTGTATTGTGTTTTTGCACCTGCGCATAAATTTAAGCCTCTTGCGCTCTAAAAGGTTTGATACATCAGCGATACCGTTTATCACATCGTTGTCGGCATCCTTTGCATGTAAGCCACGCTTTCTTATTTCGACTTTCAATGCAGCTGCGGAAGGGTCGATGATAACTTGCTTTGGGTCTGCGTTCCTTTCTACAAGCATCTGCACGAGTCCGTCTACAAGCTCCGCAACAGTCTTCTGTTTGCGTTCTTCTCGTCCACTGTAATAATACTCGCTGAGGCATAACCAATCGTCTGTGCCTGCGATTCTGCGCCACAAAAGAAAAGTTGTTGCATTCTGAATACCGAAGTCGGATGAAACAAAGTAGTCTCCTATGGTTTCTGGTTCTTCGTCCAGAATATTAGCGTCCGAAAACATATCATATACAAGACCTTCGGCAGTTACCCACAAGCCAAGAATGTAGAGATCGTAGAAAATGCCAGAAAACGTTGACTCATAGCCTTTCTTGATCTCCTCAGACAGACCTGGGTTGTCGTCCATCAAGAAATGCAATCGCAGTGCGTTATGCTCTTTGGCTTTTAATATCCAATTTTGATAAAACCAGTGCATTTGACCTGCTGGGTTGCAATTAAACCAATACTTTCGCCCACTCACTGAACAACGTGCTAATGCCTGTTCGACAAATGATCTCGGCATTAATGCCACCTCATCCAGAAATACACCCGCTAAAGTAACACCCTGTATCTTTTGATATGATGCCTCGTCTTTGCCGCCATAAATGTAAAAAGTATTGGTATGCTTTCCGTCACTGATAACCAGATCACCCGATGCTATATGCAGCTGCATGGAAAAGTGTGTCTGCATGTAAGCCATTGCCATAAGCGGTCGAATGACATTTCTCAGACACGTTTTATCAGTCTTGGAACAGATGCCGAAATTTTGTTTGTTGAATCCTCGCATCGCCCAGAGAACGAAAGCCACCGACATTACAGAAGTCTTTCCGCTTCGCACTGATCCATCACAGATGAGCGCATCGTAGCTGCTGTTTGGAAATGCCAAAACCTGTAACTGCTTTTTGCTAAATTTCGCTACTTGCATCATCATCCTTTTCAAGTGCTTCAAGCGCAAGTGACAATGGATCTTTTTCTAGTTCCTGCACCTGCACAACTGCTTTATCAGTCTGTCCTAGCCACTGCTTGCCAAGCCAAATTGCCATAGCTGCATTTTTTTCTGCAAGTCTTAGCTGATACCGTCTCAATGCAACTTTTCCGCTCGCGCTTTTCTGTTCATAAGTCTCCATGTACGTTTGCCCATATGTACGTTTGCACCATCCGTCAAGTGTTTTATCCGTCACGTCAAGTACTGCGCAGATTTCTCTTTTTGTGCATAGCAAACGACACAATCCTTCAAATACTTTCTGATCAATTTCTTTTACTGGTCTTGCCATCCTTTAATTTCACCTTCTTTTCTTTCATGCTGCATTTATCAGTTCTCGTTACTGCATATTTTTTCAACATTTCCTTTAGTTTATCTTCAATTGCTTGTTTATCATACACGATAATTCCTAGTTTAAACTTTTTAAGTTCATGTTTAAAATATGCCCCCCCATCTGGAACAAATGTGGTATTGTGTCTTCTCCCTTGCATCTTGCAAGA